CCTAGTAATAGAAACATTGTTTCTCCAAATGCTCTCCAATCGTCAATAGGTAAATAGGCACAATTGTAAATTCTATTCGGAGAAATTTCAATTGGCTTTCCACCAAATTGTAAACTACGCATTGAAGGTAAAATCTTTTTATTGTATACGAATTTATAAACTTCTTCAATTTCTTCTTTTAATTCTGGGTGTTTTTTAATGTGCATTTCTTTATTGCGAGTCACTAATTCTTCCCATGTTTCTCTTCTTTGTAAGTCGACTATATACCGTGCATACTTCATATAGACAGTAATGTCAGACAAAATTTCGTTTGATAATTTCATAATTAATTAATTTAAAATAGTTGGTTAGTCCCGGGGCTAATAAATATTAACTACCCGAGTGAATCTCCTGAAATTTCTTTATATTTATTTGCCAAACTTTTACGCAAAAGCGACTCTCCGTTTTGCATATCTTTTTTAGTATCTCTGCCCTCAGCAGACGTTTCTTCAAATATATGAATCTGCCCATTAGACATATTCATTTTCGACGGAAGGGTAATTCCGTCAGGGCCAAAACGATTTTTAATAATATGCCATCTACCAGTACCTGCTATTTTATCAGTTACTTTTCTTGACAGTGATAACACAAAATCAGCAATCATTATTTTAGAATAAGACTCGGAAATTTTACCTGCTTCAATAACATCATCTTCAAGAGCTGATCTATTTGCTTGCGAAGCTGTGTATAAAGGAACTTCATACTCTCCGGCTATACCACGCAAGTCTTCATAAATAGATTCCAATTCATGACGCATTTCTTTTCTAGCTACAGCCCCTCTTAATAAGTCAGCATAGTCGACAATTAGCAAATCTGGCTTTTTACCTACTAATATCATTTTTTCAACATGAGCTCTTAAGGTTGAGCTAGATGCTGTTTTAGTTGGATAGTATTTAATTATTAAATTTCCTTTAAGTTTTGAAACCATTGATTCGATTTCATCTTGATTGTATTTTAAATTCTGCGCTGCAATGCCTGTTAACACTGCATCATATCGCTGACCTACATATCCTTCATTTAATTCCAAAGTATAATGAACTACATTCAATCCTGCTTTAACTGCGTGAGCTCCAACATTAATCAGACCCCATGACTTACCAATACCAGCAGGAGCAACAAACACAATTAGTTCTCCTTTACCAAAACCTCCGTCGGACACTTCATTGATGATTGGCCATGGAGTAGGTATGGTTGCTCTAACATTGTCTTTGTATCTGTCTATTACACATTCGTTATATTCATGACCAACTTCTTTATCAGCTCCAGATTTCATTGCGGCATCTATTGCTGCTTTAATTGCATCGTATTCTCCTTTTCTTAAAAATTCTACAGAGTCTAATATTGCTCTTTTAAGACATTGATTTTTACAAAATCCTAAAACTTCTTCTTTTACAAAATTTAAATCATTTGACTCTAAATATTTATATGAATCTTTTAGTGAATCAATTATTGAAGCTTTTACAACATCTCTGTCAATTTCTTGAACTTTAATTTTAAATACATCTAAAGTAGGGGAAGATTTATACTCGTGAAAGTATTTAACAATGGTTTCGACTATCCATTGGTTTGCTTCTGATTCGAAAAATTCAGGTAGTAATATATCTGAAACTTGTTGTAAAAATGCTTTATCACTTAACAACGATGATATAGTTTTTATTTGAAAGCCATGACCATAATTTGTTAACTTATCCATATTTTTTATTTACTATTTATTTAAATATAATTTATTCTTTTCATGATACCAAATTATTTTTGACTGAACGCTGCTAGCGAATTAAAACTAGTATTTAACCAAGAATCTACATTTGGTATTACTGAGTATAATTTATCCAGCATAAACATTTTTTTAAACAGATACATATTTAAAACTGATATAGGTCTATTTGCCATGTCTATGATCATCAATTTGAAATTGGCTCCTATTTCTAATTCTTCCAACGACATCAATCTCCAATTAAGTCGCATAACAGATTCATTATCTAATACAGTTTTATATACTTTATGCTCGTCTTTCCTGACTTTACAATACTCTAATACATCTTCTATACTGGCGATTTTGTCTTCTAGGAGCAATGGAAATTTGCTTTGTAATGTCTTTATTCCAATTCCGTTTATACCTTTAATATTGTCAGATCCGTCTCCCATGAATATTTTATAATGTATAAAGTTATGTGAAGGAATTCCAAATCTATCTACAACTTCTTTAGGAGTGTAATATTTTTTTTCTACTGGTCTCCATACTGAAGTTTTAGCATCTATTAATTGAATAAAATCTTTATCGTCAGACATTATAATTACTTCACTTCCTTTAGGACGAAATACATCTGTAGCTAAATAAGCAATTGCATCGTCAGCTTCTATATTGTCTATGGATATAAGTGTTATTGGTAGACATTGTAAATATTCTGATAGCTTACCCATTTGAGTACGCATTGATTCAATTTCTTTTTCTACCGACTGCTCTCCTACATCTTCTCTGCGATTAAATCTAGTAGACATTGTACGACCTTCTCTATATCCAGAGTGCATTTTCTTTCTTCGTGCAGAGCCTCCTTTGCCGTCAAATACAATTATACATCGAGTAGGTTTGAATTGTCTTATTACTGCTGCTATCGAGCGCATAAATCCTACATATCCACCAATATGGTCTCCATCATCATTGACTAATGGCACTGCGCTGAACACTCGAATAAAAGAATTCAAACCATCAACAATTAACACTTTACTGTCTTTGTCTAGGCTTGAATTCTGATTTTCATGGTCTTCGCGAACTTGTTTTAATAATTCTGCGTAACCTTTCATTTTTATGATTCCTCTCCTTCAAAATCGGTTTGCACTTGAATATCATCTATTCCAAAGTCTTCACCTGCTTTATAATTAAGAATATACTTTTCACAAATTGTTTTATAAACTTGAGCTTTCATTTCTGGATCAGTCATTAATTTCGATTTGAAATCTTTAGATTGAAACTTAATTATTTCTCCTGTGTCAGTATTGGTGTAAGTATACCAAGCACCTGCTTGTGTTACCAATCCAAAATTCTTCATCATCGTTAACCAACTTCCAAAATCGTCAATACCAGAGTCAAAATAAATATCATAATCTACCATACGCAAAGGCGGGCCCATACGATTCTTAACTACTTGAGCTCGAGTTGTAATTCCAACTACAGCTTCAGGTGCGTCTACAGATTTTGCTAATTTTATTTGACCTACTGATTTAAGACGAAGGCGTACTGACGAGTGAAAGGCAATTGCTTTACCGCCTGATGTTGTCCATTGATCTCCAAAAGTTACTCCTAATCGAGTACGTAACTGATTTGTAAATATTAAACATATACGCTCTCTACCAACGAAGTTAGTAATTTTACGCATTGCTTTTGATAAGATAATAGCTTTTGAAGTCGCCCAACCATCTTTATCATAGTCAGCAGCCATTTCTTGTTTAGTGGAAGCTCCTGCCACGGAATCTACTACTATAGTAACAATTCTAGATTTAGAATTTTTCCTAACAGATTCTACTATACTGTCCATAGCGTCGAAAATATCTTCTATAGTCTCCAAAGGAATGTATAACATATCCTTAAGATTAATTCCTATAGCTTCTAAATATTCTCTAGACACTGCATTTTCAGTATCAATATAAACTGCCAAGCCACCTTTCTTTTGAGTGTCAGCTAGCGCGTGTGCTGCTACTAACGATTTGCCTGAAGCCTCCAATCCTGTAATTTCAATGATTCTACCAACCGGTAGTCCACCATTAGGTCGATTTGAAATTGCCAAATCTAACATGGTAGAGCCCGTTGATATCCATTCTGTAACGTCACTAGGAGCGTCACTATCACCTTCTAAAAAATAAGCTACTTTATAATTAGAGCCTTTGAATTTTTTATTTAGATTGTCGGCTAACACAGAAGCTAAATCGTCTTGCATTTGACTTTCGTCAACTATCGTTTTATTTTTTGCCATAGTTATCCTGTCGTAACCTCTCGGTTACTTGTTTTTATTTATTATTAAATAAAGTGTCAAATGCTGAAGCAACGTCATCAACCTTAGTAGACGAAGCTGTTTCTTCAATAGATGTTTTGTTTGAGTTAGCTGGTTTTGCTGGAGCTGCTACTTCTTCTTCACTTTCAGGATTCAACCAATTATGCAACATTTTAGTCATTTCATCATAGGTAGACTCTTTAAAGATGTCTGTTACCTTAGGTTGATTTGCTAATTTTTCTAAAATGTCTTTGCTGTCGGTTACTGGAGTTTGATTCGGTTTAACACGAATTGAAGTTTCAGGATATGATTTTCCACCTGGTTCAGCTGCTTTGAATTCAACAGCAATGTCGCGACCAGATACTGGATCTGAAATATCGCCATAATCTGGATCTGCAATAAATCCTAATAGTTCTTGATACACAGATTTACCAAATCCCCAAAATTTAACTCCTTCAGATTCTTTACCACGAACAATAATAGGAACATAACAACGCATTGTTGGTTCTAATTTTTTTCCTGATTTCCAATCGTCAGAGTTACCTGTTGATTTTAATTTTTCTGCGAATTCTACTATTGGATCTGGACGACCAAAAGATATCGGAGATAATATTGACTTACCGCCAAAATTGTAATGAAAATAAAGTTCCTGAAAAGGATTTTCTCTATTGTGTTGATAAGGGATAATCCTTATTACTTGAGTGCCTGGTTCAGGCTTCCATAAATTGTTTGACTTTGATGTTACATTTTGTAACGAGTTAAGCTTCTGCTTAATTGCATCGAGATTGATTGCCATGATTTTTTTCTTTTTATTTGTTATTAATTAATTTGTATTTAGTAATTGTCTACGCAAATTCAATTTGTCTAGAATAGTCAAATTTACATTTTCAACACTAACATAACTAAATATAAGTTACTTTATTCAAAGTACCAAATATTTCATATAAATATGTTATAAGTTAATAATCTGATATACTTTTGTCTTTAAAACTTTCAATTCATTATTAGAGGTTACTAACAATGCGTTTGAAAATTTACTCCAATTAACGGAAAACTTAGGATCTAATATTCCATTGTTTTCTAATTGTATCAATGCATTTAGTGAGTTTATAGTGTATAACGTATTAGTGTCTTTCTTACGATGTACTAACATAGCTCCTGGTAATTGTTTTCTTTGATTTTCTTTATCTACATTAAAGCTGCATACTAACTCTTCCGAGTCTTGTATTGACAACACAAATATTCGTTTATATATAACTTCATAAGTTTTTACAATCATACTTGACGTATGATCCAATGACTCTTCGGTCGTGAATAAACAAATTAAAGATAACAATATATATGTAAGTTCTTTTACCATTTATAAATATATTAAAATTTTCTTTCTACGCTGATCATGTTTGAATAATCAGGACCTATTTCTATTTTAGTTGGATACTTGCCTTGTTGCTCTAATTCTTCTTTTATTATATGCAATAAATCAGCTCCGTCTCTTTTGTCAAAATCATAAAGAAAGCTGTCATAGGTATATAGTATCAGCTTCGAAGAGAAAGACTTTGTACGTAGAAGTATGTTATGTATAACCGCCATATTTCTTTCCGTCTCAAAGGACTGCAACATGTAGTTTAAAAGCTTAGCTGCATTCATTTCAGTGAAGAATGATTTGAATAATTTTCTAGAAAACATAGGAGTTTCAATATATCCTTGCTCTTTGAATTGACTCCATATTAACTGAGTGTATTCATGTATTTTAGCAAAGAATGGAATTGTTAAATATTCGCTTCCTATACCTCCATAAAGTTGTTTAAATGATATTGATTTAGACTCTGAATACTCTTCCGGTGATAAAGTTTCTTTATCAAAATAAAACTGACCTAAATATTGATGTACTGATACATTGTCTGGAAATTTATAATCTACTAACTCTGCTAGAAGTCTTAAGTGATAAGCATCATAGTCAAAAGATAACATAAATCCATTTTCACCAAATCTAGAAACAAATGGAGCTCGCTGACCATTGTCTTTGTTCAAAGCAGCAAAATTAATTCCTCCATATCGATTGCTTGGGCGTCCCGTAGTAGTATATATATTATATTCAGAATATACAAAATTATCATGTATTAGATGTTCTGTAAATTTCTTTTTAAATTGCTCGTAATTTACAAAAAGACCATTTTGTTCTATTTGTTGAAGTGAGTCCAACATCAATACATTGTACTTTTCAAAAGCAGTATCATTTTGATAAAAGTCAAATACATCTAAAAATCTTTGAGAGATAGCTTGAGACTTTTCAATGTGTTTGGAAATAGGAATAATGGTATTTAAATTGTTGAAGTTTCCGAAATTTCTAGTAAAGAACTCGTGTGCTGAAGTTTCAAAGTCATCTTCAATTGGTTGATTGTTATAAAAATACTCAACCATACTCATGTCAATTAAGTTGTCAGTATTTAAAAACTTCTTGAATCGTTTTTTGTTGTAAACGAATAAATTTTTATCTTTAGGAAATTGAGTTAGTAAATCTATGGAAAGTGATAAACCTTCAGTGTGATTGAATACTGCAAGTACTTCTTCATCTAAATTAAGTACATATATATATACAACAGATATCGAGTCTGTATATACTGGTCGACTTCCGTTGCAGTAAGTTGGAACAATTAACCAATCGTAATTTTTACTTTGCTCTAGGAATGTCTCAAACTCACTTATCGTTTCTATAATGGTCATTACCTAGTAAATATATGTTATTTAATTCAAATTACCAAATAATTTTTTAATGTCTGATTTTACATAAGGTGAATAAATTGTCAATTCAATGTAGTTTGTTAAAAAGTTTTTCAATCCAGGCATTTCTCGATCTTTTAAAAATACCAGTCTTTGATTGGTATCAGCTACTCCATATTCCGTATTAAATGTATTTGGTACATCGTGAAGTGGTCCTGTCAGCTTCCAAGAAAGTTCTAGCCCTTGATACAAATTTTCATTGATTCCAGTATTTGGTTTTTTCCAAAGTTTCCATTGTGGTTTATTTATTTCAATAATGTCTTCATATGTAGAATAATTTCTTCTTCGCAGAAAATATCTAGTAAATTTTCCATTTTCATAATCATCTAAATCTGGTATTGGTAATATATAAAATGGAAAAAAATCTGGTAATGGCTTTTTAATTAATTTATCATATACAAGATTACCTGGTTGAAGTATTTGATCAATATAACTAATTAATTTTTTCGATTGTGATTTATGTGGAACTGATCCTGTTGATACTACATTGTCAATGTATCTATGATAAAATCCTATATATTCAGTTCCATCTTCCAACATGAATTCTTTACCATTGGTATACAAATTGGTAACAATATGCGATTTAGGATAGTATATTTTATTTCCAGGCATTTTAAATATTTTATATAATTAAGGTCGTATTCTAAATACTGTTGTGCATGAAGTAGTCCAATCATTTCCAGAAACGTTATGCTCAACTGTTAATACAGTAAACACAGCTTTGTTTGTGTTTGAGTTATAAATTGCAGGCATGTAATTAGTAGATACTGCATTTCCAAATTCTAATCCGCTTACCCCGTCTATGGTAAATGAAAAATCTAAAGGATATATTATATGTTTATTTGGATCATTAGCTCCAGAAGCTTGCTTTCTTAAAAAAGCTTGCGCTTCTGCAATGAAACTTGGCACTGGTCCCCATAATCCTACAGTAACCAATGGATTATTGTCTTTGGTATATGTTGTAGCATGGTCTGGTGCAGTGGCTGCTCCTGGTATTACTTGTTTCAAAGCTGCGGTATTTTTATCTGATCCACCGGAAGCTACAGCTGCTGTTGAAGCGACTGATTTTAATTTGTCAGGTATTTTTGCTGATAATGACATTGCTCTACAAACACTGCGTTCTGTTACTGCGGGTATTGGACAAACATCGATATTATCATCCATGTATTGACTTTCTATTACAATTGCTTGGCCTTTGTATGGTGATTGGTCTTCTTGATCAATTGCCATTGCTAATTGAAATGCTCCTCCACTATTTATACTTATAGCTGCAAATAATTGTTTAAAAAATGAATCTAATGTTGTATCGCCAGATTGTTGATCTTTATTAACTTGAGCACCTAAAGTTTCAAAAGTTTTTGCTACAAAATTAACATTAATTAAAATTTTACTTACATCAACACCTTTAGACCCAGGAATCATAGTTTCATTACTGCTAAACGTAAATTTACGTTTTCCATAATCCGCGGCACCCGGAAATAAAAAATCTCTAGGATTTGCTGATGCAAATGGAGCTTTTGGAATACTACTAACTGTAACGTCGTTGTTACAAGATATTCGATTTGTTTTCTCTAGCGGATATGCCTTTATTAAAGAATTATTAATTTCTTGACATAATTGCTCTAAACTAATAAAATATTCTTGATGTGTGTCTGGAAAAGCTCGATCGGCATCTTGCTTTTTTAATTTTCCTGTTTCGTCTTTTTCAGTAAGTACAGATTGTGCTAACCATTGATTTGATATGTTTTGACATGCATAGCCGGCTCTGTAATCTCCTGAAACTAATTGAAGGATTGATCTCTGAGCATTGATATTTGCCATTATAGAATCTCCAAAAATTTCTGCATTAGGAAGACCTGATACCTTTGTTCCCCAAGCTAATAAACCGCCGGCATTTGCTGATGTGCTTAACGTGTCCGTGCCTTTTCCTATTCCAGTAGACGAGCAATTTACGCTTCCGTCGGCATTAATTGACCATCCAAAATTTACTACTTTACCTTTAAAGGATTCTGATCCTCCTAGATTGCCTGCATTTTCCCAACCCCAATTTGCAGATATATCTCCGTTAATTGTAAAAAATCCTTGATAGCTATCTAATTGATCTAAAGAATATACTGTAAATGTTATATCACATTTTTGTATTGAACCATAATTTCCCGAATATGAAGTTTTAAGTGATACTAAATGTGGCTTAGGCAAATGTGAAACGCTTGGTCCGGCGCCATTATATAATGAATTAGGTGTAGTTCCTAATCCTCCTCCTGTTTGAGTTGATAAAGTGGCGCCGGCAGTGGCAGTAGCATATGCCATTTTTTTGTAAAGCCAAGCATATGCATCATCATCTCTTCTTTTAGCTGCATATACATTAGCTCGCGCGGCTATCATGCCTAAAGCTTTTGATTTAGTATAAAATAAAGTTTTTGCCATTATCTAGATTTTAGTTGTTCTTGAAGTAATAATATTACAGATTGAAAATTTTTAGGTATTCTAACTTGCGTGCCTATGTTTAAATTTAAAGAATCTGAACGTAATTCAGGATTTGCAGCTGCGATTATCCACCAGTAAGTTGAATTTTGATAGTATTTAAAAGCTAGCAAATCTAATCGATCGTTAACGGTAGAAACAACATAAATATCATCTGATTGTCTTGGAATTTCAGGATTAATCAATGATATGTAATATTGTCGTTTTATTTCAGTATCCAAGATAAATTTACTTGAAAATATATTATTATTATATCTAGACATTTTAATTTGTAAATTATTATATATTACTTTGTAACTGCATCTGCTAACCATTGACCATTTATTCCTGTGCTAATACCGTATGGCGATAAACTATATGCTCTTCCCATTAATTGTGGGCGATAATCGTTAATTATGTTATATGAAACAGAAACTTCAACTGACATTGGTAATTGTTTAGGATCTGCATTGTTGGTTAAATCGAAATCGTCTGCTATGTCCCAAGATCCTTCATCAGGAAATGTATAAGATAAAGCAGTTAAAAATCCAGGACATCTAAAATACAAATCTCCTATGGTAAGTCTCATGAACGGTCCAGACGGTTTGGCACCTGCGGCTTTAAAATCCGGCATGGTGTATGAAGCTAAATAATTCAATTTACGCCACATTGGTATCATTTCAGATCGAGAAGTAGCGTGAGCTGTAAATGAAAATGTTATAGAACGTTCAAATGAAGAATATTGATACACTCCGTCAGGTCGACCCATTATATCAATTCGATTCCAATTAGGAGCAAATGTATCAGATAGACCTGTTAGCGTAGCTCGAAATGGCATTACATTTAATCCTTCTACTCCATCTTCAAACCAAAATTTAATTAAATCTTTAGCAGTCGTATCGTATATTTCTTCTGATTTTACAATTTTATTATCTGAAGAGCCGATATCAATAGCTGTAATTCTATCTCCTTTAAAGTTAGTGTTTCTAGCTAAAATAAATCTTCCATGAGGATTGTGACTAGCTTTAGCTTGAGCTGCATTAGCAGATGTAATTCCATTTGCAGCAAATCTTTTACCTTCTCTTAAAAAAGATCCTTTACCGCGAGCAGGAGTAGGAGTAGTTATTTCTCTGTGTCCTGAATTACCAAATCCATATTTAGTTTGTAAATTGTTGCCTTTGTAATAATCTAGATCACCGCCAGTACCTAGCTGTTTCAATTGTCCAGGTGTCAGATCTTTGCCGCCAGGATAATCATCATAAATTAACGATCGAAAATCTCGAAATAAATTTGCATCTTCTTTAGTTTTAGGTATTTTATCATAAGCTAATGTTATATATTGATCAATAGACGAAGCTCCTATTTCCGGATTTTGAAGATATGTGTTGTCTCTAGTTACGTGAGAAGATAAATCATGTTTAGTGCCATCTGATAATGATATTCTTCCTGATTCTGCAACAATTGCTGAACCTGATACTTTTTGATATAAACTAGGCAAAAATTTGCCGGTTGTGGAGGAAAAGTCATAATGCACTGAATTATCCGTAGCTGTTGTAGTATTGAAAGAGTCTGTAGTTTTATTTGTTGCAGCTCTTAAATATCCTGCATAGTATCCAGTGTCAGCAAATGTTTTTCTAGCAATTAGCAGTTTAATATCCTCCTGTACGTCAACTGGCTGTTTTGGTTTATATATAGGCGGCAGACCTTGAAATATTTGATCTGCACTGTCTTTCCAGAAGCGACTTAAATTGTCGCCTTCTTCTTTATCATCGAACTGTGCCAACGTAATTTGTCTCGAGTCTGGCAAGTAATGATTATCCATACTAACTGAAGTACCTTTTGCTCTTAATTCACTAATATATGGTCTTCCAGAAGTAAATTTTACTCCAAAATAAGATTCTTCAGCTCTTTTAACAGCGTCTGTATATGTATCTGAAGATCGTCGTATAG